ACCTGGCACTAAACCATGGTGTCTTTGCAATGCTCTTTGCTCTTCTGCTGTCTTTAAAAATGGATTTCTTGTGCCTGTTTCCTCTTCCATCATAGCAGCTCTTTCCCAGTTCTTTCCCTGCTGTTCTAAGAAACCACCTACTTTGTCTTTAAATAATCCAAAGAAACCGCCACCTTGCACCTCGCCACCTTCTTGATAACCTCTTAATTTTAATTCTGGTGCCTCGCCTAATTCATCTAACATTTTTAACCTGTATAAATCTGCGGGGTTTGGTGGTCCATAGTATTCATATCCACTTGGACCCTGATTATGAGGTCCCACTCTCCCTACTGGTTGACCCGGATTATAAGGTCTAAACATCCTCCCTTTTCTTTCTTTTTCTCTTTCTATCATTCTAAAAACATCCTCAGGGGTTATATCGCCGCCTAATGGTTGCGCCTGCTTTACTTGCCCACCATCAATTGGAGGAAAACCTTGGTAGTCTTGCATCTGCTTTGGAAAACCTTGGAGGTCTTGCATCTCTTGTACCTGCCCACCGTTTTGAAAGTGAGGAATTGTTAAGTCCTTCTTTGTATAATCTCTAAAGATTTCTTTAGCTTTTGTTTTGTTTTTGTCTAAACCAAATATTTTCATTTGATACGCTTTTGTAGACAGGTCAAACATAAGCTTTTCATAAGCTTGTTGTGCACCTTCATATCTTTCTTTTTGATTTTCGCTATCATCAAAAAAAATAGGTGATGGCATATTATCTTTTTGTGAAATTTTTAATTCTCTATCATATTGTTTTTGTAATTTCTTTTTATAATCTTCAGGTCTTTCAGGTAAAAACGGAAGCAATCCTTCCTTACCCTTACCTATTGTATTAAGGTATTCCTTCCACTCTTTACTGTCACTTATATTTAAATTTAATTTATTTAATAATTCTGATAGCTCAGATTCTCCAGAATATTGAATTCTATCTTCATTAGTTGCAAAAAATTGTTTATAATACTTATCTTTTTCAAAAGGACTTTCTACTTGCCCGCCGTTTTGCATAGCAACAGGTGTTCTTGCGTTTTCAAGCAATGCGGAATTGCTTAATCGGTCAATATTGTTAAGCATTTGTAATTTTTCAGGTCCAATTTGCTCTGCTGCGTCTTTGCGTATAACAAACTCACCAGGTGTAAGCATAGCAGGAACTGTGTCAGTGTTTCTTTGCATTATTCTTTTATTTCAAAGTGTACCAAGTCGTCAAATTTATTATCTTTGGTTTGGGTGTCCTGATTCCAGTCGCCGCCCCATCTTATATTAAGTCCCATTTGTTTAGCAATCCCAAGAACATACCCACCAAAATAGTGAAACCTATCCCGATCTGACCAATCCACAGGGTAAGGTGCAACATCAACAGCGATACTCGGCACTTTATTATGCTTTCCTTTTGGGAATTTGAGCTTACTATTACCTTTTTTGTATGCTTCGTTTTGTTTTTCCTTGCCACGATGACCTTCTATAACAGTACAATCAAACCCCTTAACTACTTGTTCAAATAGCTCTTGAAGTCTTTCATCGCAAGTGTGCAGTTTGCTTTTACTTCTAGTTCCGAATCTTGGCATTTTAATATAAACCTCTATAACTTATCATTATTATCGAACAATGCAAACTTTATTTATTAAATTTTTGAACCAGTTATCCAATTGTAAACTTTAGCGGTTGGTCTTTGAATTCTTTCCTCTAAAGCCTCCTCATAATCATCAACATCCATCTTTTTACTTTTTGGTGACCTAGCAAAGTAGTCCGCATAGTACAATCCATCCATTAGGTCATCATTTCTAGGTTTTGGATGTTCAAATATCTCATCCACCAGTTCTGTCATCTCTTCTCTGATATATAATTTCTTACTATTAATGATTGGTCCGAGTGTTGTTTCGAGCCTATCTTGCTTTTTTATACCTGGTGGTGGCTTTACACCTTTAAAAACACCTGGCATTAACCTTCTTTCCTTTGCAGACAGTCTAGTTACCATATCCCTGACCATTTCTTGCGCTGCTACCGTTTCAATCGTTACTCGTTTAACTGGATGATACTTCTTGGTCATCTCTATAATTTTGGCTGGAACATCAAAAGTTGGTATTCTTTCTCTAAAATACTCTAAAACATAACGATTTTGATTGGAATCAATAGCCATTACCAGGATTACCTGATAATCCGATGTCTCCGAAGCTGTAGCTGCGAGATCCACACCTATGTAAACATTGACTGGTATAGCGTGGTTCTTATCTGCAAGGTATGCGAATTTGTTTTCTGACTTAAATGCATAAGAATGTTTCTGTACACGGTCTACTTTGAACGCAGCTGCCCCTGCATCACGGGCATCATTCATATATTCTTGGGCATACTTGTTTACAAGCCCTGCCTCAATGAACTCTTTTTTCTTCTTTTTCAGTTTAGCAAGTGGAAACTGCTCCGCCCATATCGGTTTTTCATCCTCAACTGCCCGTTTAAATATAAGATCCCATGAATAAGTACCACCTTCTTCTTTTGCTTTCTTAAATCCATCATAGGTCATCTGTAAAAAACTATCAAAGTGTACAATTGTACCCGCAAGCCATATCCACCCCTCTCTTCCAGGGCTTTCCTCAAGTGCAGGATACACCGTTGATACCACCCATTTCTTAATTTCAGATCTTCTTTCGGGTGTTTTTGTATTTAATTCTGATTCAAAGTCGTCTAAGATGATTCCCGTATAGCGTACATCCACTTCAGCACGACCCCTCAGCCTTTGATTGGTACCTTTTGCTATAATCCTGTCTCCCCTAGCTGTCACGAGATCTTTCTCTGTCCATCGTTTACCCACAATACCACCATCCATATTGCCAAAATAATACTTAATCATCTTATTGTCTTCAAAATGTTGACGAATGTACTTGATATGGTCGATTGCTTGGGTTTGCTCTTCTGATATCCAGGCGAAGAAATGCTGCTCATCTTTTTGTGAAAAGCATAATTTGTGCACAATCGCTGTTTTTGAGAGAATTGACTTACCAAAACCCCTAGGAAGTATCATACACATACGATTCCCAGGTCTAGTATTGATTAATTTTTTTCCTACGGTATAATGAAACTCTGGGGATTTGCTCTTATTTAGGAAATCTTTAGGTAAAAAGGCTTTTCCAAAGAAAACTAGGTCGGTATATGCTTTTTTTAAAACTTCATCCCTCTCCGCCATGACCGAAGGGGGTGGAGTTATATTAAATTCAGCTTCCTTCATAAATTCTTCTTGTGACCATCAAACCAATTATAGCAAATGATAAATAAACTACAGTCGGAGCAGATGGACTATCCTTCATGTCCCATGCGACTACAAAGCATATCGCAACCCTTAGTGCGTTTATTGCGTATTTCCACATTTTTGCTGAGTTCATTTTTAATAATATAGGTTGTATTACCCCATTTTTGAAACTTTGGATAGCTCCAGGAGTATTTCTCGTTTAATTCTCTGAGCATTTTGGACAAATCTCTTTTTTCTTACCGAGTTTGGGAAAGTCTTTATAATAAGTAACTTTGTCCATATCAGCGTAATCCTTGTAATATTTAGTGTCGTAACAAGTATTGCATATAGGACATAGCCTAATCGCTTTATCAGTGGTTCTTCCATCTAAAGTTGCTTGATCTGATGGCTCGATTCGTGATTTAACACCACTAACCGTCTCCAATATCGTTTTTTTCTTCAAGTGCTGGCCTCGTAAATGCTTCTAGTTCTTGCTTGGTAAAGCCACGGATCTCTTTCTGCATGAGCCCAATCGTCTGAGTCTTCTCTTTAGGCATCATTCCACGCATCTCTGCGGCTAATTTGATATAGTTAAACTTTACTGAACCCTTTTCTGCTAGTATACTATCATGCATTTCTTCAAGTAGCATATCCTCAGTGATGTTCAGTTGGTCCATTTTGTCTGCTAATTTCTCGTTTATCACTTTTTTAATCCTTTTTTGTTTTAAAAGCCATGCGGAACGCTCTTTCGCATAGGCAAAGTTGTTCGTTTTGTATAAATGCATATAAGCAACTTCCTTTGGAACATTGCCAAAGATGAGGTTTACGAACAAAATCTCCATTTCAGTAGGCACTTCCCTGTCCTTATAGTCCCAAGGGTCCTTTTTTGAAAAGGTATATATGTTCTTGTGTGGTTCACCAGAGATGGGGTTGTTGCCTTTATAGGGTCTGAATTGACCTAGTATGGTTCGGATGTACGGCGATTTGCCGATAGTGCCTGTTTTCAGCACCTGACTCATAACACCGTTCTGAGCTTTAACCCAGTCCCCCTCTTGTGCGGTGCCCGCATCCGAAATTTTTGCAGTTTTGTGCCTTTTTAATAGATCTTGCTCGCTTTTATAAGCGAAATGTGTTATTCCTTTAACTTTCCTTTGGAATGTAGGGTCAGCACACCCAACCTGATCATTGTAATGATCTAACTCTAAGTCCCTCCGACTGACCCTAGTTTCCATCGACTTCGTTTCCCCATACGAAACATTTCCCCTTTTGTATCTCTATTGTTTCAACTTGGAAGTTTCCGTTACTAAACCATGTAATGATACCAAATGCATGGTTCCAGTTATGTAATCGACCCCTTAACCACTTGTTTTTCTCGGCAGACATATCTTTAAGACAACCCATAGACCAAGCACCAATAGTGCCACTATCGAGCTTAGTAAGAGAATGACGCTGTATGTCATGAGTATGACCATAAACGATATTACTGCCGTAAGCCTCAAGATGCTTTTTCGCATGATATGTCGTAGCGTATGCCCCATGTATAAAATTTAGTTTACCAAGCTTTAATGGTTTGTTATAATTATAGAACTTATAACCTCTCTCCTTCATTTTACAGCTTTTTTCGAAAGATACATAGTCCATATATGGGTATTTTTCTACAAATCGATTGGTCCAATCGTCATGATTGCCCTCTAGCATATATTTAGTCTCACAACCCACTTTAGCTAGAGCGTCATCAAAAAGGTCAATACCAGCGTTTACTTCGTCAATTTCCTTTTCAATCAGTGGAATCTGATATTCCAGAGGCGGCTGTTTTTTATCACGCCACTTCCAGGCTGAAACTGAGTCCCACTCGCCGACATCTCCGAGATTTATGAAGGTATCAGGCTTTACGATCTCAATTGCTTGCAAAGCGCAGTGAACAGCAGGCTCATCATGGATAGGAAAATGCTGATCTGGTATAACTATTGCTACTTTAGGCTTCGGCCTCATATGGCATGTGGAATTCGGTTATATTGACTTCGATCTCTATTTGTCTAATAAGGGACAGTAATTGTTCTAAAACCACTGGGTCACCACTATTTTCAAATAAAAACGCATTTCTTTTGATTTCTATCAAGGCTTCGTCAAGACTTTGCGCCGCTTCTAGCGGGCTTTCCACCATTTTTATCCTGTTTGTCATTTTCGGGTTTGGTTTCCTCGTCTTCAAGTGATATTGATGGAAGCTGTGTCTTTAATTTAGACTCATATACACCCCTAGTTACTTCCAGGAAGTGTGCTTCTTTTTTAAAATTGTTGATCTTACCGCTTAGTTCAGATATAGCAGCAATGGTTGTTTGCGCATCTGGGCTTAAACTAGCGTAATCGTATGATTTACCATCAATTTCAATCTTTTCAATTGGTTGGCTTGGCATTTATTGTCTCCATTTTGGTTGTGTTAAGTTAAAACTAAAGAATCTTACAAATCAATAGTCTTTTTTTTAAAATAAATATTGGATATTCTACCTATATACTATATATATATAATATACTGTATATATATAAATATACATTAATAATATTATATAATATTTTTTTATATATACTTTCTTTTTCTTTCTTTTATGCACCTTTTCTTTCTTTTTCTTTATTTGTGTAAAAATTAAGAATTATCCACAAGTTTTCCACATTCAAATCACAAGTTATCCACAATTTAAGATCTATACGGTAGCGATATTGTATACCAAATCCTTGTAAGTTGCATAATATAAGCTATTTAGGGAAGAGACAGGCAAAATTTAACCCAAAAAAATTCTACAAAAAATTATGGGATTATGTCTATCTCTCTTTTATTTATTGGGGGGCTGGGTCGAAATTGGAATTAGAAATCCAAAAAAGGGTTAAGTTTTCGGATGTGTTTCGCCTTAGATTTTTAAGCATCTAGGCTCCCACACCTAAAAAAATAAGGAAAATCCAGGGTTATGCCTTAAATATTAAGGTGCTTCCTCCTGGGTAATGGCTGCCGATCAATGATCTATATATAATGGGGGGTAATATGTGAGGGGGTGAAACTGTGAGGCTGTGCAATGATGTACACATAAGCCCCGTAATATATAGTGCAATTCTATACAACATCACAACAAACAAATAAATTAAATGAGTATTAGTTTATTAATATATTTATATATATATTGTACTAATTATTAACTAATTATTGAGGTAAACAATATGAGTAAAATAAGACTAAATAAAAAAGCATTGATAAATAAAATCAATGGTTTAAATAAACTATATGCTAAAAATGAAGCATTAAAAATGTATGAAGCTTGTAAGTCAAATATGGAATTAATACATAAATATGAAAATGAGCTTGTTTTGGTATCTAGTAAATTGAGCAAATTAAATGATCAATTCGAAAATGTATCATTTAAAATTGAATCAATAGAGGATCGTATAAGTAATTGTATTGATCTAAATAAAAGCACTTTAAGCTATGAGAATAAGCTTTATGACTTGGAATTAAAGCAATATGAAATACAGCTTAAAATTGAAAGTTTAGGGGGTATATAATGAATAGATCGGAAGCAATTTTAACTGTTGGAAGTGGATTAAGCGATACTTCCAAAATGCCAAGTTACAGCTTTAACTTATCGGCTTTAGACTGTGTAACAGGATCAAAGCTCGTAGGTGTTAAAGGTTCGGTGTGTGATGGTTGTTACGCTTTAGGGGGTAATTATCATCGATACAAATTACCCGTTAAAATGCAACCAAAAACCGATAAAATTAATAATCCTTTATGGGTTGAAGCGATGGTGTATTTAATAGAACACCAAGGAAATAAAAAGGATAAAAAGTTTTTTCGGTGGCATGATTCGGGAGATATTCAATCGCTTGATCATTTATATAAGATTGTTCAAGTATGTAAAAAAACGCCGAATATTAAACATTGGATACCTACGCGAGAGTATAAAATAGTAAAAATGTATTTAGATATTCATGGCAAATTCCCTCAAAA